CTTTAAACTATAGAGTCTATTATAGCATATTTTTGACCGCTTTAGAATAGTGAGGTTTATTATGTTAGACATTTTATTGTGTTTTATTATTGTTTGCACCATAGTAACATGGCAGACGCTAAAGAATGACGATGGGGGGTGATTTATGACTGGAAGAACTCACGGTGGCAAAGGCAGTCGCCAACGGCCCACCAGTAATAGTTTTTATGACAATTTCGATGCTATTTTTAAAAAGAAACCAGAGCAGGAGGTTAACAACGTGTTTAAAGAATATATGCAGGGTGGTTTAACGCCAGAGATTCAAGCGTTATTGAAGGCGCAGGTTGATATTCAACAAGGTTTATTTTCTATTAAGCAGGCCGCTAATTTCTATGATGTTGAAATAATGGATATTATAAACTTTATAACAGAGTCTCAAGAGTATGACGAATACAGCAGGAGCGCACGATAATGGCTTCTCAGCGCGTTATGTTATTTAGAGGGCAACACCCTGCTTTAGTCTCTGGAAACGCTTACACGTACAAAGAGCTGGCTTCAGTGGCAAAGGTGGGCGTTAACACCATGAAAAACAGAGTGTGGCATCTCAGAGAGGTAACAGATGAGCATTTGTACCCTGTTAATGGACGCTGTAGACTTAAAAACAAGCGTCCAGTGAATTACACGCCAATGGATAGACTAGAAACTAAAATAGACAAAGAAAGCCAACAGTGGCTCAGGAGGAGTTTATTATGACATCGACACATCAAACACATGTGACGAAAAAACAGCAATTGATCGACATAAGAAACAGACGGGGTGAGTAATGATAGAAATTATTTTAAACATTATGTTTTTTATAGCACTAGTGGTACTATCACGTGGAGCTTGGTTACTTCACCAAGACGCACAAGACGCATATAACGAGAGGAATAGAAAATGATGATAAATGTTTTTGATAGAATGCTAGGGTTAGAATTTAGAATGGGCGTAGGTTTTGACGTTGAAGCGGTAGAGTCGAAGCCTGTATGGGTACATAACAGCATCACCGAGGAAACCAGCGCAATGCCGTTTGACGGGCTTGTTATCTTGTTACCGTTTATGATTATTACTTTCGGTTATGTGTACACAATAGAGGATTAAACAATGGCATTTACAAACATTCATCTACCATGCGAGAACTGCGGCTCCTCAGACGCTAAGGCAGTTAATGACAATGGTTCGACAATATGTTTTTCATGTAATCACTTCACCAGAGGCGATGGACAGATGCAAGCGGTAGAGCTGACAGAAGATGTTGCACCAAGACCTAAGCAGAACTTCAGCTCAGTAGAGAATCTTCTCACCACGGCAACATATAAGGGAATACCAGAACGCTGCATCACACAGGCGACAGCCAAGTTCTTTGGTGTACTGGCAACGCCAGATAAGTATTATTTTAGTTATCACAACCCAGACGACAGCAACTTACCTGTTGCTGCGAAGGTGCGGCAGATAGACAAGCAGTTCTCTGTTATTGGCGACTGGGCAAGCGTAGGCTTATTCGGTCAGCATTTGTTCAACGGTGGCGGTAAGTTTATCACCATAGTCGAAGGCGAGTTTGACGCTCTAGCAGCTTATCAGATGACAGGCAGCAAGTACCCTACAGTGTCAATTAAGTCTGGTGCAGCGTCTGCGCTGAAGGACTGTAAGGCATCGTATGAGTTCTTAGACAGCTTCGACAGCATTGTTATTTGCTTTGACGGTGACGAGGCAGGCAGCAAGGCAGCTAAAGAGGTAGCAGAGCTATTTGGTGGCAAGTCTAAGGTAATGAAGCACCCACCACACTACAAAGACGCTTGCGACTACCTGAAGGAGAATGACGCACATGCTTTCACCGCCGCTTGGTGGGCAGCAGAACGCTTTGTGCCTGACGGCATCATCAACGGTGCTAGTCTCTGGGACGAAGTGAACAGACCTGTAGAGGCAGCTTCTGTGATGTACCCGTGGGACAGCCTTAACAAGCTAACCTACGGCATTAGAGAGGCAGAGCTAGTGACTATCACGGCAGGCTCAGGACTGGGTAAGTCTCAGTTTGTACGAGAGATTGTCTGGCACATAGTAAAGAAGGCAGAGAGCAACATAGGCTTGCTATTCCTTGAGGAGAACGCCAGAAAGACAGCATTGTCTTTGATGTCGCTGTCAGCCAATAAACCTTTACATATACCAACCACAGAAAGCACTGAAGAGGAACGCTGGGACGCTTTCAGTAAGACTCTAGGAACACAGAGACTATTCTTGTTTGATCACTTCGGCAGCACCAGTGTTGATAACATCATTGCCAGAGTTAGATACATGGCTAAAGCACTTGACTGTAAATTTATATTCTTAGATCACGTCTCTATCGTGGTGTCTGCACAGGGCAATGGCGACGAACGCAAGGCACTTGACGAGATTATGACACGCTTGCGTATGCTAGTGCAGGAAACCAACATCAGCTTATTCGTTGTGAGCCACCTAAAGCGTCCAGACTCCAAAGGACACGAGGAAGGTGCAGCAACGTCTCTGTCACAGCTTCGCGGCTCAGGCTCTATTGCACAGCTCTCAGACATGGTGATAGGACTGGAGAGGAACGGACAGGCTGACGACCCTGTGGAGAGAAACACAACACACGTCAGGGTGCTGAAGAATAGATTTGCAGGTATTACAGGACGCTCTGGCGGCTTGCTGTACAACTCAGTATCTGGTAGGATGACAGAAATTAAAGAGGAAGTATTATAAAGTGGAGAATAACAATGTGGATATTACCAAAGAATTACCAACTGTCATCAGCTTTTGCAGCGGATATGGTGGAATCGAAAGAGGACTTGACCTTGCTGGGGTTGAACATCGAGTCATCGCTTATGTGGAGATCGAAGCCTTCGCCATTGCGAACTTGGTTAACAAGATGGAAGCAGGGCAGTTACCTCCCGCACCTATTTACACGAATCTTAAAACCTTCCCAGCGCACCTCTTTCGAGACCGCGTTGACCTCATCACTGGAGGTTATCCGTGCCAGCCGTTT